AACGCTAGCCTGTCACGCTAGAGGTCGACGGTTCGAGCCCGTTCCAGGTCGCCATAAAAATAATAATAGGAAAGGGAATATCTTTCCTATTATTCATATAAGGCTTTATAGCTCAGTTGGTAGAGCAAGGGACTGAAAATCCCTGTGTCCCTGGTTCGATTCCAGGTGAAGCCACCAAACAAAAACCGTTATATCAATAGATATAGCGGTTTTTTTTGTTTTAAAATTATAATTAAAATACGTAACATATATAACATTTTGAACATATTTAGTGTGTCAAAAAGTGTGTCAGGTTTAGGCTAAAAATTGATTCACCATATCAATAGATTTTTGATTGTCCTGTGAATCTAAATGTGTATATATATTTAACAATACTTTTACATCTTTATGTCCAGTCCAAACTTGAGCTTGCTTAATATCAATTCCAGCTTTATGTAATATACATACATATGTATGTCGTAATTGGTGTAAAGTAAATTTTATTTTATCTTCTTCTTTTAAATCTTTATTTAGTCCGTTTAAAACATTTGTTAATTTCTTTTTTATACTAGTTTCAGACATCATTTCGCCTAAACGATTAGGGAATATATAGTCATTTTTTTTATGTGTGTCAAACATAGATTTTAGTGTGTCAAACAAAATATTAAAAATTGGTACTTTTCTTTGTTCAGAGTTTTTTGTAGGTTTTAGATGTGGTTGATTTTTTTCAAAATATACCGCCTTATTTATTAAAATATATTTTTCATCAATATTTATATCTTTATATTGCAATGGCACAACTTCTTCTCGGCGTAATCCAGTATAAATCATAAATAATATCATAAATGCATTAGAATTGTTTTTTGATAAGGTTTTAATTTTTTCTATAACAGATGTAGATAAAGGTTCTTTTTCTGCTGGTTTATGCTTTTTTATTTTAATTCCAAATGCAACATTTTTATAAATATAATCATTTTCAACTGCTTTGTTTAAAATTTGCTTTATTGTAAGAAGAGCTACATCTTTTTTTCGTGTAATTCCTTTTTTATCTAAAACGTTTAACATTGTAACTACATCAGATTGTTTTAGATTTTTTAAAGGAATATTTCCTATATTAGGTTTTATATATAATCTAATTGCATCTTTGTACATTTTTATTGTTGCTTTTTCTTTGTCGGATTTATATGTTTCAACCCATTTATCGGACCAATCTGCAACACTCATGTTTTTATCATCTGCTACAGTTCCTTTTTCATTTAAATATTTGTATTCAATATACTGCTTTTCTAAGTCTTTCGGGTTGTCGGAATAAAGTGTTTTTAATTTTCCATTAACGGAAACTCTTTTCATTAGTCTGCCATCAGCTCTTTTGGTGTAAGTAAAAGCCATAAAATACCTCCTAAATGTAAGAATTTTCTTTATAATAATTATAAGCAAATGCTACTGTATCTTCGGAAAGGTTTAAATATTCTGCAATTTCATATACATTTTTTAAACCTTTCTTAAACGCATCTTTAAAATCATTTACAGAAACCAAAACAGTACATTTCCATTTGTTAGCTCTATATTCTTTTTGTGCAATTGTAGATGGGGAAGAAGAGCTATTATAAAAAGCATTACAATAGTAATGTCCTAGCTCTTCTGCTAAAAGTTCTTTTTCCTCTGTAATGCTTTTTATTTTTGAATAATTTAATCCGATATAATAATCTTTATCTACTCGCAATATAATTGCCTTATTTTTCATTCTGAAGTCATCTATAGATATATTTTCTTTTACTACTATATTATATAATTTGTTTAATTCCATAAATTTCCTCCAACTCTTATATTAATTATTATTGTTCTTTCCGTATTTTATTTGTTTATAATATCTAAGTGCATCAGCAATTTCTTCGTCTGTCAAGCCTTCTGCATCTTTGTGGTATGCAAAATCAAACTCTTGTTTTATTTCTGCATCAGGTTTGCGAATGTCAGATTTGCACATTAGGTAATCTAAAGAACAATTAAAAATTTCACACATTTTTATTTTAACTTCGTCGCTAGGCAAATTAGAACCACTTTCATAGTTAGCAATACTACTTTTCCCTTTCACAGATGCAATTTTTTGAGCTAGCTCTTCTTGCGTTAAATTAAGTTCTAAACGAAGTTGCTTAATTCTTTTTCCAATTAATTTCATATCCTCATCAGTCATATACATATCTCCTTGTTCATTTTTTATAAACATTATAGCATAATGTTCAGTGAAAGTAAACAACTAAAAAGTTTTTTTCTTACAGCAAAGCAGGTTGTACAATATTTTTAAACTTTTTTAAAAAAACTATTGACAAGTTCAATTATTCTGTATATAATCAGTACAACAAAACTGAACAAAGGAGGTGTGACATGAAAAATAAATATAGCAAGTATGTAAATACAGACGCTTTAAAAAAAGCAAGAGAATCTAAAGGGTTTTCATATAGAGATATGTCAAAACTTATGGAATTTAAAAGCCCTGCAGCTTACTTCAATATCGAAAATGGATTAGTGGAACCCAAAATTTCACATATAAATAAGATATCTAAAATATTGAAAATGCCAAGTTCAAATTTTTTTAACTTTAAAGTACAATAAAACTGAACAAACATGTATCCAAAAAATCAGGAAGAGGTGATTTAAATGGCAACTAATATATTAAGTAAAAAAAGAACAAAGTATGTAACTGCTAAAGAATTAGCAGAAGAGTTAAGTACAACAACAATGCAGATATATAGAATATTTAAAAGACCCGAAATGCAAGGTGTTCTAATAAAAATAGGTGAAAAATCGATGAGAGCTGATAAAGATCAGTTTTATGAAATATTAAAGCAAATATACAGATAAGGATGTTTAATTCAAAAATTTAATTCTAAAAAAATTCAATAATAGTTGCACTAAAGAATTAAAAAATACAGATGAAAGAAGGTGAGAAGATGGAAATAAAATGCACGGTAGAAGAGCTAAAAGAATTATTAAATAATAAAACACCAGTTGCTGGAACAACTGATGTAAAAATAACAGCCAATATTATTTCTGATGGAAATTTAGGCTATCACTAGAAAGTATTATTTTTTTACAATCGGAACAACCGTAAGCATCTACAGGCAATCCTGATGTTGCTAAAAATGCATTTGAAGATAAATCAACTTGAGTTAATACATATTTAACATTAGGAGAACCGGTTTCAATTTTTCCGAAATGTAAACTTCCACAATAAGGACATTGATTTGACAATATAATCACCTCCAATCCAAGGTAATTATATAAATAAAAAAAATAAATGTAAAGGAGATGAAAAAAATATGAGTTTAGCAGAGGCAAAACAAGTTTTAGGAACATTAATATTAGGAAGTGCAGTAATAGCTATAGCATTGTTATACATAGCATACAAATTTGCAGAAATAAGCTATAAGAAAGCACACAAAGCAAAGAAAGTACATAAAGCAAAAAAAAATGTGAATGTAATATTCAACATAGATAGCAAAAATAAAACATTACAAGAAATACAACTAGAAAAAGCGCAAATGATTAAAGTTTTGGGAGGTTTTTAAAAATGAGTAAAAGAGAAAATGTAATTATTATGTTTAACAAGCTAAAAACAGCAAAGACAACAAGAAATCTACAAGAGGAATTTGAAGAAGTATACAAGGATTTAACGATAACTAGAGAAGAAATAGGACAAGCTGTAGACAAGAGAACAGAAGAAATGCAAGAAGAAATGGCAAATATTTTGGCAAAAGCAATTACATATATGTTAAATGCGCAAGATAAAGAAGCATTAAAGTATCTAATAGATCAATATAAAATAATAATAAAAGACTTGTCTAGCAACAACCACGAAGACAGACAAGCCATAATTAAAATACTTATGTAAAGCATTACAAATTTATATTAGCATAAATTTGTAAGATTTGCAAGAGGAGAAGAAAAAATGAATTTAGAAAATAGATTGTTAATAGATGCATATTTTGAAGAGCAACAAAATTGCAAAGATGAAGATTATTACAATGATGCACCTGATTGGTTTGAGGAGGAAGATTAATGTTAAAGAGTTATAAAGAATTAAGAAAAATAGATGTAAGTAAATGGACTGAGAAAAGAGATAATGCAGACTATTTAAATTGGGCAAAAGTTATTGATTTACTACATGAAAACGGAGCAGAAAGAGTATATTTTGAACCAGTTGTAAATGAACTGACTGGGAGTAGTCTGTATATGACTGAAAAAGAATTTAAAGATAGTAAAGGAAATATAAATCAAGTATATGAAACAGCAGTAAAAATTGTAATAGATGATTTAGAGTTTATTCAACGAGGACCTGTTACGAATGGTTCAAATCCAGTTAAAGACAACTCAATGTCTCAACAAAGGTTATGGAATTGTCAAACTAGATTGTTCGTTAAAGGTGTTGCAGTAAGAACAGGACTAGGATTTGATTTATGGCTAAAAGATGAATTAAAAAGTGATAAAGATAATTGGGAAGATGATTTATCAAAACACGATATATTTAAAATTAAAGAAAGATGTCAGCAAATATATACACAAAAATTAAAGCAAGGTTTATCAGTAAGAGAAATAGCAGAAAGACTCCATAAGACAGAAGATGAAATAAAAGCACTATTTAGTTATTTTGATACTTTAAGTAACTTTGAAAGGGATTTATCAAACATTGATACAAAATCAAGATAGGAGTTATTACGTAGGAGCTTCAGATACAAGTATGGTTGTAGGAAACTGGGAAACAAAAACATTCGAAAAATGGTGGTTAGAGAAATTAGGATTAAATAAAAACAATTTTTCTACAGAAGCAACCAAAGCAGGAAATAACTATGAACATAAAATATTAGATGCATTAAATATTGAAGACTTAGAAAAGGACAAGCAAATAATAATAGATAGATTAAGAGTTAATTTAGATGGAAATACAAATACTTGTATTTATGAAGTAAAAACACACAATGCAAATAAAGAATTTAAAGTATCAAAACAATATTGGAGGCAAGCACAAGTTGAAATGTATGCAAGCAATATAAAAAAACTTTTTATTGTTGCATATGCTTTGCAAGAAAAAGATTACATTAATTTTTTTAATGAAATAGATAAAAATAGAATCAAAATGTTAGAAATAGAATATGATGAAAGTTTTATAAAAAATGAATATTTACCTAAATTAGAAATATTAACAAAATGTTTGAAAGAAGGTGGTTATCCTGCAAACAACAGGAATAATACTTAAAACAGATACAGACATAAACACACGAAAATTAAAAATAAGCCTTCTTGTAGATGCAAGCAACAAAGATGTTGTTGAGCAACTAAAAAGCGAAAACAAGCTAACTATTGAACTAAAAAAGTGGAGACAAAAAAGGAGTTTAGACGCTAATTCTTATTGTTGGGTGCTATGTGACAAAATTGCAAAAGAACTATGTAAAGATGGAACAATTGTAACTAAAGAAGATGTATACAAAGATGCAATATTACAAATAGGAAGTTTTGAGCCATTTATAGTGCAAGAAAAAACATATTCGAAGTTTAAAAGAATATGGGAAAAACAAGGATTAGGATTTTTAGTACAAGAAGTAAGTAAAAAAGACAAATGTATAAAAGTAAATTGCTACTACGGTAGTTCTACATACAATACTAAGGAAATGAGCTTATTAATAGAATGCATTGTTGAATTGGCAAAAACATTAAATATAGAGACAAAACCGCAAAGTGAAATAGATAGTTTGTTGAAGGAGTGGGACAGATGATAGTAACAAATTTAAGAAATAGTTTTAATCCAGCACCCAAAAATAAGATAGAAAAGCGGACAGAAGAACACAGAAAATTCGATAAAAAGTGGACAGATAAAAAAGAAAAGTAAGAAGTTGGCAAAACTAGAAAAGAATAGATTTAGCATCTTACAAGAAGAAAACGGAAGTTGTTTTATTTGTAATAGACAGCTTAAAAAGTTGGACAAACACGAAGCTTTTGGTGGCGCAAATAGAAAAAAAAGTATCGAGTATGGCTTAGTTTATTACCTTTGCAGAAAATGTCATCAGAAAGTCGATTCAGATAAAAATACAAGGCAAGTTTTACACAAACTTGCAAGAAAAGAGTTTATAAAAAAGTACAGTAAAGAAAAATTCTTAAAAGAATTTGGAAAAAATTATTTAGACAACTAGGGTAAGCACAACATATTGCTTGCCCTTTTGTCAGAAAGGAGCAAAAGAAAAGTGGCAGAAAGAAGAATGTTTGCAAAAACAATAATAGATAGTGATGCTTTTATAGATATGCCTACATCTGCAAGACTGCTTTATTACGATTTAGCAATGCGAGCTGATGATGATGGATTTGTAAACAGTCCTAAAAAAATAATAAGAATGACAGGAGCATCCGATGATGATTTAAGTGTTTTAATACTAAAAAAATTTATAATACCATTTGAAAGTGGTGTCGTTGTTATAAAGCATTGGAGAATCCACAACTATATTAGAAAAGATACATACAATGAAACAGCATATAAAGATGAAAAATCGACACTGATATTAGATGAAAATAAGGCATATAAACTGCTTGACACGACTTGTATACCACCCGTCGACGAGACGTCGACACAGGATAGGTTAGGTAAGGATAGTATAGGTAAGGATAGTATAAATAATAATATACCTGTTTCGGAAACTGAATCTGCAAAAGCCAGCAAACATAAATATGGAGAATATAATAACGTATTGCTGAAAGATGAAGAATTGCAGAAATTACAGAAAGACTATCAAAACTGGGAAGAGCTTATAAAATATCTTGACGAGTACATTGAAATGAAAGGATATAAAGCAAAATCGCATTACTTATGCATAAAAAAATGGGTTGTAAATGCCGTAAAAGAAGACAATTTAAAAAAATCGAAAAAAAATACGAATAAAGTGGAGGATTTCTAAATGACAAAAGAGGAATTTAAACAAGGGATTTATATAATACAACAAAATTACAATACAAAATTTGAAGTTTCAAAATTGAAATTATACTATGAAAATCTAAAAGATGTGAACTATAACACATATATAAGCAACATAAAAGAACATATAAAAACAAATCCATACATACCAAATGTTGCACAGTTAAGAGGAGCAGAGCAAAGAAAACAATTTACTGACTACGACCAACGAGAATATGAAAATATAGATTTTAACAAATTTTATGCAAATTAAAGGAGTGTGAAAAATAATGAAAGCAAACCAAAAACAAAGAATACTAGATTACATAAAGCAATTTGGAAGTATAACAAGTAAAGACGCATATGTAGATTTAGGAATAACACAGCTAGGTGCAAGAATAGATGGGTTAGAAAGAGATGGATATTCCTTTGTAAAGGAATGGGAAAAAGGAAAGAACAGATTCGATGAAGAGGTTACATATAAAAGATATTACCTAGCAAATATGAGAGAAAATTAATATGGACAAACAAAAATACGAAACAATACAAGATTGTAAATGTGTAACCTGTTTAGGATGCAACCTACTAGAAGATATAAACTTTAGAGGATATTACAGATGTGAAAATTATATAAAAGGAGTGCAAAATGATAATAAAAATACCACTTATGTGCAGAAGCAAGAAAAATTCGCAGAGAATTTTAGTAAATAAAAGAACTGGAAAATTGTTTATAGGACAATCTGAAATATATATAAATTTCGAACGAGAGTGTGGCAAATTCTTAACAAAATACAAAAACAATATAACTTATCCAGTCAATCTGAAATGTACCTTCTATGTTCCAAATAAACGTAAAAGAGATTTAACAAATTTAGAGAATGCAATAGCAGACATATTGGTTAAATACAAGGTATTAGAAGACGATAATTATAGCATTTTGCAAAGCTGGGATGGAAGCAGAATAATTTACGAAAAGGGCAGAGAAGAAACGATTATAGAAATTACAAAAGTTTAAAAAAGGGAAGGATAACAAAATGGTTAAAATAAAAGACAATATTGATTGAGAAAGTGAGTGATTAAATGAAATATATATATTTTATAGCATATTGCCAAAGAAGAGGATACGATGAAGGAACAGGAAGTATAGAAGTAACTAGGGAAAAAAAATTGAAAACATTGAAGAATTACGAGAAATTGAAAAGTTTATAAAAAAAGAATGTAACCTAGATGGCATATTAATAATTAATTATAAATTATTGCGTAAAGAAAGAGAGAAAGAAAAAAATGAATGATTTTAAAACAATATTAAAATTAATAATAAAACTATTAGCAATAGCATTTAGTGCACTAGCATTTGGTTGGTTTATAGGCACTATAGTAGTTTTGTTTATGAGTTGTGGAGGTTAGAAAAATGAAAGATGTAATTGAAGCAGGAGAGTATGTTAGAACTGAAAATGGAAAAATAGATAAAGTTGTTAGCCGTAATTATTACATAGGAGAATATATAGAAGCAGAAAAAAGCTTTATTTTCTGTAAAAACATAGTAAAACATAGCAAACAACTAATAGACTTAATCGAAATTGGAGATATTCTTGAATTAAGAGAATATGCAGATTACTTTAAAAAATCTGAAAAGATAGGAATATCTGATATAGATATGTTAAGTGACATCAAACAAGCAATTAGAGATAAAAAAATTGAAGTTTTATCAGTATTAACGAAAGAAAGATATAGGGCTAATCGTTATAAAGTAGAAGGAGAAAAATGAAAAGATATAAACTATGGATACGAAAATATAATTTATTTAAAAATGAGTATGAAGTAATTGAAGACGTAATTGCAACAAATGATATATACCACGAAATTGGATATATATATTGCACAACAATTGAAGATATTAAGAGAATAGATTATCAAGAAATAAAGGAGTAGGAGGAGAATAGATATGTTAAAAATAAGAGATGATGTAGATTTAAAAGAACTTAAAAAGTATCGGGTTTAATTATAGAAAACATTATAATAATTGGACAAAGTTACATAGTGAAAAAGATTATGAAGACTATGTAGATAATTATATTCAAATAGGTACTGATAAAATTTTGAGACCATACACAAGAATTTTAAATGGACATAATACAGAATATTGTGATAAGTCACAGACCAATATAAAAGATGAATTTTTAGATACGTTATACGATTTAATCAAAGCAAATTTAGTGGTAAAGGAGTAAACGATGGAACAAATAGTTTATGCAATAAAAAATAAAAATAATTTATATGCTACATATGGAAGAACAGAATTTAAAAGAGAAATAAGATTTGCTAGGCTTTATAAAAGTAAAAGGACAGCCTTACAACATTACTTTAATAATACAGGAGATTACAAAAATTTAGTATTAGAAGAAATATTAATTAAAACTTTGTCAGAACAAAAACTTGATGAAAAGGAATTTAAAGAAAATAGAGAGTAAAGGAGTAAAGAAGATATGAAAATATATTGTGGTGGTAGAGCAAATGGAAAAACAATGAAAACAATTCAATTATCAGTAGAAAAACAAATGCCGATAGTATGTTGGAATTATGAACATAAAAAAGATATAGAACACAGAGCTTACAAAATGGGAGTAATATCTAAAATGCCAGAACCTATATTGGCGATAGAAGTAAGAAAAAAAGTAATAGGCAATAGAAAAGGCTTAATAATTGATGATTTAGATATTTTTTTAAGAATGATATTAGATGACAATGTTTACTATGCTACTATGGAAGATTGTAATATAGAAAAGTTGGAGAGGAGTGATACATAGTGAAAGAAAAGATAAATAAAAGAACAACTAAAGATAGTATTGAATATTTGGAACTACAGTGTATTGTTAATAATAGAATACATGATTATATATCAAAGTATCATAATTACCCTAAATACATCAAATTACCTTTACGAATATTTGAATGCTTGAAACAAACAATGTGTGAAGTAGATTTAAAGATAGATTATAAAACAGAAGAGTTTACATTCTTTAATTTAAAAGTTTGTGAAACTGTTAGCATAGAAAAACCAGAAGAAATCGAGGTGTTTTAAGTGAAAGAAAATAGTAGAGAAGAAGATATAGCAATAGCAAAAAATAGGATTATAAAAATTAATAGACCGTAAAAAAGGAGATAGAGAAAAATGAAAAATAAAATATTAAAAATAACATTAGCTATTATAAGTATAGCAATACTACTATGTATATTAACAGGTTGTACGGAAGTAAATAAAGTTAGTACAAACTTAGGAAAAGAAGCAGACAACTTTAACGTAACAAGAAGAATAGTTGTAATGAATACAAGAACAGACAAAATTATGTTTGAGTTTGCAGGGAATTTTAGTTTACAAAACAACGAGAATAATGAGTTAGAAATAATTTGCGAAGTAGGACAAAATCAATACAAAAAGCATTTTATAAGATTAAGTCAAGATACTACATATGTTGTAGAAGATATAAGCGGAGCGTTTGTAGATAAATATCACTATGAAGTACATTACATACCAGAAGCGGTAATACCAGTAACGATAACAAATAAAGATTAAAAATATTTAGGAGGTACATATGGGAAAGAGAAAAGAATTAACAAAGGAAGAAAAAGAAAAAATTGAAATAGCTAAGCAAGAGCTAAAGGATTATAGAGAAAACATTAAATACATAGAAGAAAAAATGAACGATACAGAAGAATTAAAGACAAAATTAGAAAAAATTACTACTACATTATCTATAACAAAAACAAATACAAGTAATACAGAGACAGATAAATTTGCAGATGGAATAAACAGGCTAGAAGACTTAAAAATAGATTGCAACAAAAAAATGGAAGATTTAATAGTTAAAAAATTTGCAATAGATCAGAAAATAGAAAACCTAGAACAGCCATATAGAAATATATTGTTTTTTAGATATACCAGAGGAAAAAGTTGGGAAAAGGTAGCAGAAGACTTGGGATATACAAAGGATTACACCTGTGAGTTACACGGGAAGGCACTATATTTATATTCAAAAATTTAAAAAACCCATAAAAACCCATAGAATCCCACATAAAAAATGTGATATAAATATAATAGCAAATCTATAAAAGATTGCAGAATAAAAAAATAGGACGTTGAATTATCCACATAACAACCTAAAGAAAGAATTAGTTATATAACATAGCTAGTTCTTTTTTATTTATTAATAATATCAATATACTAGGCAATTGATATATAATTTTCCATATATGTTCAAAAAATGTATTTAAATGCAAAATAAGACAATCCTAGTTAAGTCTTAAAAATATAGTAAACAATAATATAACATAGAATCTAACATATCCTATAATTATATTATTGTTTAGTGTTTTTTTAGAAAGGTGTGTAGTTTATGGAAAAAAAATTAAAAGAATTTAAAGAAAAGAACTGTAAGAATTGCAATAAGAACATAGACTGTAAAATAATAAAAAATATAGAAGGAGAATTAGTATGCGTGCAAGAAAACTAATCTACAACGATAAATTAATAACAGAGCAGTACACAGCACAAGAAAAAGCAGAGCATAGAGAAAAATTAAATAATATAAAAGAACAGTTACCGAAGCAGTGCAAGGGCTGTTCTTTTTTAGTTATAACAAGTATAAAAAAGCAAAAAGTTTATTGCCCATATCTAATCAAAAACGAATGTTTAAGAGGTGGAAATTAAGATGAAATTTAAAATTAATAACACAGAATGGAATATAAAAATTGTAGATGAAGCAACCATAAATAATGAAATGAAACAAGATGGCACATTAGGTGTAACAATATATAAAACACAGGAAATATTATTACTAGAGAAACAAGCAAACATAATTAAGACGCTAAAACATGAGTTAATGCATGTATGGTTGTATGAATATGGTCATAATCAAAATGACGACAAAACATTTACTTACGAAGATGTATGCGAAGTAGTAGCAAGTAGTAATGATTTTATAAATGAAATAGTAGAACAATATAACCAAAATAATGGTGTAAAGATAGAAGAAGGAATAGATTTTTTATCTTACGAGAGGCGAAAATGAATATAAATAAAAATATAAACAAATTATTATATGCCTTATCTATAAAAGGACAAATATATAAAATAAATAGTTTTCAATTTTACAGTGAAAAGAATTGCAAATATTGTACTAAATATCAAATCCTAAAAAGAGAAAAGGTGGAAATATACAACGAAGAAACAGATGAAATTGAATTACAAGACAGATATAAACAAAAAGAAGAATGCTATAGCAAAGTAGATGTAATGAAATATTTAATAAAAGAGCACAGAAAAGGAAGTGAGGCAGATGGAAGATGAAAAAATAGAAGAAGAATACAATTTATTAACAGAGATGCAAAAAAGATTTATTGATTATTACATAGAAACTGCAAATGCAACAAAGGCTTGTAAAATGGCTGGCTATAAAGGAAAAAATCTTAATAGAATAGGTTCGCAAAACTTGACAAAACTAGACAAATTTATAAAGATAAAACTTCAAGAAAAAGAAAACCAAAGAATAGCCTCACAAGATGAAGTATTACAATATTTAACGAAAGTGATGCGTGGGGAAGAAAAAGATCAATTTGGATTAGATGCTTCATTACAAGATAGAACCAAATGTGCGGAATTGCTTGGAAAAAGATATGGGACATTTAAAGAAAAAGTTGAAGTGGCTGGAAATATACCAGTGGTGATAACTGATGATATTACAGAATAAAATAATAAACAAAAATACACAACAGCAAGTAAATCGAATGTCATTGCAAAGTATAGTTGGAAAAGGCTATGCAGAATATTGGCATTGCAAATGTAGATATAGAGTATGTAAGGGTTCAAGAGCAAGTAAAAAGTCAAAAACAACAGCATTATGGATAATAAGTAATATGATGAAATACAAAGAAGCTAATACACTTGTAATTAGAAAAACATTTAGGACATTAAAGGATAGTTGCTTTACAGAATTAAAATGGGCAATACATAGATTACAAGTAGATAGTTTTTGGGAAATAAAAGAAAGTCCATTAGAAATGACATATAAACCTACAGGACAGAAAATATATTTCAGAGGCTTAGATGACCCATTAAAAGTAACATCAATATCAGTAGATATTGGTGTTTTGTGTTGGCTGTGGATTGAAGAAGCATACGAAATAACAAAAGAATCTGATTTTGATGTAATAGATGAAAGTATAAGGCGGAGAAGTTCCAGAGGGCTTATTTAAACAAATAACAATAACATTAAACCCTTGGAATGAACATCATTGGATTAAGAAAAGGTTTTTTGATGTTAAAGATAGTGACACATTAGCAATGACAACAAACTATCTATGCAATGAATGGTTAGATGAAGCAGACAAAAAAGTATTTGAAAGAATGAAAAAGAATAATCCTAGAAGATATCAAGTTGCTGGATTAGGCAACTGGGGTATAGTTGATGGATTAGTTTATGAAAATTGGAAAGAAGAAAAATTTGAATTAAATACAATAAGAAATTTAGATAGTGCTTTTGGGTTAGATTTTGGTTATACAAACGACCCAACAGCACTATTTTGTGGTGCAATAGATTTAAAAAATAAAAAGATTTATGTATATAATGAAATCTATCAAAAAGGAATGAGTAACAAAGCAATATATGAAGAAATAAACAAAATGGGTTACTCAAAAGAAAAAATAACAGCAGATAGTGCAGAACCAAAATCAATAGATGAATTAAGAGGATTAGGATTAAGGCATATCACAGGAGCATTAAAAGGGAAAGACAGTATAAACAATGGTATTCAATTCATACAAGACTTTGAAATAATAATACATCCTAGATGTGTGAATTTTATAACAGAAATAAGTAATTACACTTGGGATGAGGACAAGTTTGGAAACAAAATAAACAAACCAATAGATGATTTTAATCATTTAATGGACGCAATGAGATATGCAGTAGAAAAATATATAAAAGGAAATAGAAATATGGGAATGACAAATCAACCATTTATAAGAATATAACATCTACTAAAAAAGTAGGTGGTTTTTGATTGGAGGAAATAATGTTAAGATATAGCAAAGAAAAATTAGCAGAAGAAAGAAGTATAACAGATATATATTTTAAAGCACAACGAGAATTAGATGTAAGAAAAGAACTATATGAGAAGTTCAGAAGAAAACTAACAGACGAAGAATTAGCAAGCTTAGATGATGAAGATATAAAAGTACCACTAGAAAGATATATATCAATAATGTCTGCTGGTTATTTCGGAGGGAAAGCACCAACTTATAAAGTAAAAGCTTTTAATGCAGACAAAGACAAGATAATAAAAGAATTATTTAACCATAATACTAACGATGAACAGGAAATAAAAGAAATAGAAGAACTAATAAAACATATAGTGGATTATAATAATGATGGCTCACATTTCTTACATCTGGTATTAGATTATTTGGTAAAAAGAGCATGTTACGAAATATATTATAAAGATGAAATTACAGGAGAAATAACAATAACAAGAAGTGACGCATTAGAAACAGTTGCAATATGGGATTATTCATTACCAAAAAAATTAATAGGTATATATAGAATAATTCGTACATATATGGCAAACGGTGAATATCAGCAAATAATAGAATTAACAACAGCAGATGGAAAAAGATATTATTACGACACACCTGAAAAAAGAAAAATGTTCGGTACACCAGCCTATGAACAAAACTTTAAAGATGAGCCATTATTTAAAGAAAATATAGAAGAAAAACAACCTAAAAAATGGGATGATGATATACCAGCAACAGCAATAGAAAACCGCGATGGAATGGCAATATTTGAACCTGTAATAAGCCTAATAAGAGCGTATGAAAGATGTATTCAAAACTCAAGAAATGTATTCAAATATAATGATGAAGCAATATTGAAGGTTATAGGATATCAGCCAGAGAATCCGTTAATTATACAAAATAAAAAAGGGGAAGATATTATAAATCCTGCAAGAGAAAAAGAAGATGAGTATGTATTAACAAGTAGAGTAAGATATTTAGATGGAAGTAAAGAAGTAAATAGTGATATTGCTTGGGTTGAAAAAAATGTAAATGATACAGCATTACAAAATCATAAAAAGACTTTAATGGATATTATATGTCTTTGCTCATTTTGCCCTAATATGACTGATTTAGGATTTACACAAGCAGATAACAACAGTGCATTAGAAAAGAAATTTTTTGGTTTACAACAATATGTATCGACTTTTGAAGGTGATTTTCTTGAAGGATTTAAAAGAAGATGGAGAATAATATTAGAAAAATTCAACAAAGAAAAAAGTAAAACATATGATTTCAGAGATATTGAAATAAAACTAAATAGAAACTTACCTTCTGATACTGCAACAATGATTACAAATGCAATGAAAATAAGAGGATTAGTCAGTGACGATACAGTTATAAACTTATTAGGACTTGATTTAGATAGTACAAGTGAATTAGCTAAGATGGATTTACAGAATGAAGAGAATATTCAAAAGAATTTAGAGCAAATGCAAATGATGGGACAAGCAGGAGTAAAGCAAAACAATCAACAAGAAGAAAACAAAGATGACAAAGTAACAGATTTGACAGACCAACAAAAAGCACAAAAACTAACTGCAGACAATAAAAAAGAACAAACAAAAGTAGTTAATAAGCAAATCAATAAAGAATAGAGGAATATAAATGAAATATAGAAAAATTCCAATAGAAATAGAAGCATTTAGATTAGGAATAGATTTTATTCCAGACTGGTTTATGGATAAAGTATCAAATAATGAAATTATATTACATGGAAAATCAACAGGTTTTCAACATTATGATGATACTAATGCCGATATACAAACATTAGAAGGAGTTATGCATGCGAATTACGGAGATTATATAATAAAAGGAATACAAGGTGAGATATATCCATGTAAACCAGAAATATTTAAGAATACTTATGAAAGGGTTTAATATGAACATATGGAATTATCACGATACAAAAATGCAAGAATTAAAACAACTATATAATAAAATATCAAAACAAACACAGAACAGGCTTCAAGAATTACTAAACACATTTAATTTTACAACAGAAAATATTTACAATATAGCAGATAATAAAACTAAAAAAAGAATAAATACATATATAGAAGGCTGGAAAGAGCAAGGATTATTAAAAGATAATAATTATTTTAGTATGCTAGCAAATAATATATATAGAAGAACACGAGTAAAGAACAGTGAAATATTAAAAATCCTTATTTATAGTGCATATATAGAAGAGCAAAACAAACTTAAAGAACAAGAAACACAAATAATGTATGAAGCTGCCAATTATTATTACGAACAGGGTCAACAAGAGGTAAACAAAAAGAAAAAGCCATCAATATTAACGATGGCTTTATTCCTTGCATTGTTAGATCAACCAAACTATAGTGGCTTTAATTGGAAGCAGTATATTGAAGCAACAATACAGTACAATACACAACAAATATATAAACAAGTAATTTTAAATATACAACAAAAAAAAGACCTAGAAATTGATTCTAATGAGTTTCAAACAATAATAAATAGGCAAAATAACCAAAGACTTAATATAAATAATAACAAAATATCAGGTGCAGTTGATTTACAGATGATTGGACTAAATAACCTAGCAAAAGTCGAAGGCATAAAGTTAGTAGCAGAAGATAATGCAAAAGTAAGATTTATAGCCGTAGAAGATGAAAAAACAACATTGATGTGCAATAGTCTAAACAATCAAGAATTTTATATAAATAAAGAAAATGTGTTCGATAGGTATTACGGTAATACACAAAAAGATTTAAGATTACAAAGAATTAGGTGCAAAGGATTGGTACAAGGATTAAATTTGCCACCAATTCAGCATCATTTTCATTATTGCAGATCAACTATAATGTATTTAGCATAATTTTTTATATAGAAAGAAGGGGAAAATATGCAAAAACCATTAATTCCAGTGGAAAGAGAAAATGTAAAAAAATCTATTATAGCAATTGGACAAGAATTAATAAAAAGAGCAGATGATATAACAAATGATTTAAAATATGTTGCAAATATTGAGATTAATGCAAAATTAACACCAGATGAGGTAACTAACTTTAATATAAAGAAAAATTATATAGCAATATATGAAGAGGAGGGAAAATAATATGTATATAAATCCATTTGTATGTGGTGTAATATCCACAATATTGGCAGAAATAGTGATAATAATTGGGTGTGCAATACACTTTAATATTAAAGAAAAAAATAAATAAGTTATTAACATTTTATAATTATAAATTTTAGACGTAGATGTACGTCTATTTTTTATGCCTTTTTACTGAGTGCAGGCTATAAAGAACAACAGAATATAAGTAACAATTTGGGCTTTAAAGAACAAATTGAGACAAGGAGTAAAAATGAAAGAAGAAAAGGAAGAAACTGGGGCAGAAATCACACCTGAAACAGAATCTGAAAAGGAAATCTCATTGGATGAATTGTTAGCTAGTAATAAAAAATATCAAAGTGAGTACGACAAAAAAGTCGCACAAGCTATGAATACAAGACTAGATAATGAAAGAAAAAAATGGGAAGAAGAACAAAAAAACAGATTAGAAGAAGCTGAAAAACTTGCAAAGATGGATGCAGATGAAAAGAAAAACTATGAACTAGAACAATGGAAAACTAGGGCAGAGAAAGCAGAAAAACAAAATTCAATAAATGAATTAAAATCTGAAACTATTAAGCAAGCAACGGCAAAAGGAATACCATTGGATTTTATAACTTTTAACTTTGAACATGAAACAGCAGAAACAATAAAAAGTAAATTAGAGACATTAGAAAAGGCTGTAAAAATCGAAAGAGAAAAAGTAATAAATGAGTATTCTAAGGAACCACCTCCAAAAACAGGAGACATAATTGAAGGTTCTAAACCAGAAAGTCAAATGACTTATGAAGAACTTTGCAAATTATCAAAATATAAAAATTAAAAGAAAGAAGGTATAAAAAATGGGAGATTATACAAGTACAGGAACATTTAACAAGAAATATTTTAACGAACGAGCATTTGGTGCTTACTACGATACAATTCCACAAGAAAGATTAAATTTATTAATAAAATCAGGAGTATTACAAGGAAATAAAAAAATAAGAGACTTATTCACAACACAAACTGGCGCTGAATATGGAATAATTCCAATGGTAGGAAGATTAAAAGGTAAACCAGTAAATTATGATGGAAAAACAAAATATGATGATGGGAAAACATTATCAACATATAAACAAGGAGTTGTTGTAATTGGTAGAAAAGATAAATTTTATGAAGATGATTTTACATATGATGTAACGTCTAAAAAAGATTTTATGAGTCAAGTTGCAGACCAACTAGGCGATTACTGGGATAGTGCATGGGAAGATATATTATTAATTATAACAAAAGCATTATTTTCTATGAAATCAGATGCAGGTAAAATTTTTGCTTCAAAACACACATACGATATATCAAGAGAAACTGAGTCATCAGTAGCTGAAACAACATTAAATACAGCGTTACAAAAAGCATGTGGAGACAGAAGGAGAAACTTCAAATTAGCAGTAGCAAATTCTGTAATAGTAACAAATTTAGAAGGTAAAAAATTAGTAACAAACTTAAGATATAATGATCCAAATGGAATTGAAAGAGAATTAAATGTTTATACATGGAATGGAAAATTATTAATTGAATACGATGAAATAACAGAAGAAAGAGAACCAACATATGCAAAAACTTCTGATACATCTTTGACAAAAGGAAAAACATACTATACAAAGAGTGGTTCAGGAGCTAATATAAAATACACTCTAGTAGAAAAACCTGTAGTAGGAGATATTGCAAACTACTATGAAATTACAGGATATGGCGATTCTAAATATGTTACTTATGTTTTCGGTAAAGGAGCCTTTGATTATGAAGATTTAGGGGCAAAAGTACCTCATGAAATGGATAGAGATGCTGACAATGATAGAGATTACTTGTATGAAAGACAAAGAAAGGTAATAGCTCCTCACGGTGTTAGTTACTTAATGAAAAATCAAGCGACAGATTCTCCAACAGATGAAGAATTAGCAGATGGAGCAAACTGGGATTTAGTAGAAGGTTCTGATGGAAGTTCATATAACCATAAAGAAATTGCTATAGCAAGAATAATTTCAAAAGGATAGAATAAAAGTTATTTAAAAGTTTGGAGGTAATAGAATGCGAACTAATATTGAAAAAATAACAAATGACCTAGGTCCTAACTATAAAGATACAGACAAGGAAATAATTGAAGAAATATACGAGGAAATAAATTCTATTGCCTCAAATATCTCTGGGTTAAAAAAAGAAGACACAAGATTATATCCATTAGTAAAAGAAGCGGTAAAAGCAACATATATTGCAAGAGGCGCAGAGGGGTTAGCCAGTCGAGGTGAAGGTGGAATGTCTAGTACATTTAATAGCATTATTGACAAGCTAAAGAAAGATATAATATCAAATAACTTAAGGAGGTTGCAATAATGTTAACGAAAGATTTAACAAAAGTATGGATATCTGAACATACAACAATAAATGACCACGGAGAGAAAGAAAAAAAATGGAAATATAAAAGCATAGCTTGGCTAAATATGCAAAGTGACATAAGTGAGCTTGACAGAAAAACAACAGGAGAAATTGATTATAGTATTATAAACGCAAGAACAGATATGGAATATAACATTGCAAAAGGTGATGGAATATCCTTAAAAGATATATCTAAAATAGAACAAATAATACCAGATTACATAGTAACAGATAATCCTAAAGTAGGAAAAAATACCTTGTATAAATTGGAGAAAAACAATGGGAATTAGTTGTAAAATAAAAGTTAAGCATAATTTTAAAAAAATCGAAAAAATACAAAGTGGCTTGCAAAACAAAATAGGACAAGCAATAGAAGATGTATTAAAAAATATACAAGGATATGCAATAAGACTTGAACGAGGACATAGAAGCGAGGGAATATTAATTGAATTAGTTAATATGCAAACAAGAGCAATAAAAGGTAGAGTATATGCAGATCCTTCAAAATTTTTAGGAGAAAACGGACAATCCTATTTATGGTTTGAATATTTTGGAACAGGACAATACGCAGAGCAAGAGCATATTGGAAACACAAAACATTTTATAGAAACAGGTTATACAGAATGGTATATTCCAGTACATAAAGTCGGTAGGAAACTAAATTTTCCAATAACAACAATAAATAATACACAGTTCTATGTAGCAACAGGTATGAAAGCAAATCATTTTTTAACAGATGCAGAATTTAAAACCAGAGCAGAAAACAAAGAAATAATAAAGAAAAAAATAAATGAGATTATAAAGGAGGCGTGCAAGTGAGAAATTTAAGCGAAAAGGAGTTTTCTGATTTAATGTTTGAAAAGCTAGAAAGCTTGGAATATGAGCAAACATTACAGTACCCAACAACGGAAAGTGTATTTCCATGTATCGAATTGCACAATCCCTTAAAAAGTATATTAAAAACACATAATGCATTTCCAATATTGTCAATGTTTCAATTTTCAGTTACATGCTGGAATGCAAAACAAAGATCATGTATGGATATGGCAAAAGAAATTGATAATAAATTACAAGAATACAATTTAACCAGAACAAACACAAGTCCGTTAATTTTTGATAATACATCAAAAAAATATGGATTAACAGTAACATATGAGGTCCGTTATAATGGAATAACGAACGCATTTGAATTTATAAAATAGAAAGGATGATTAATTATGGCAGGAGAAATACCAGATGTATCAACTTTGACAAAAGTTTGGTACTCAGAAACCAAAATTGGAGAAAGAACACAAGTAAGTTTTACTTCAGAAATTCCACAATTGGAGCAAGCACCGGATGCAATAACAGCAACTGTATTGGATCTAGACTATGAATTAGCACAGCCAGGAATAAGAAAGGCAGAAACAATAGAAATACCGATATTATATACACATACACAACATAAAAGATTAAGAGAATTAGATAAAGACAAAGAATATTTCTGGTTCTTTGAATTACCAGAGTCAACAGCACAAACTAAAGGAAAACCACTTGTAAGATATTTTACTGGAAAAATAAGAATTACATTAGATACAATAACACCAGAAGAATTTATAAAAGATAAGATGTCATTGTATAAAACATCTGCCGTAGAAGAAAATGAAGGTTTTCCCACAGAATAGTTCTACAGTAAGTGCTAGGAGTAGAACGAGTAAAATTACTAGCACAACAGAAAAAATATAGAGGAGGCATAAGTGTGCCTCTCTCTTTTGCAAAGGAGAGAAAAATAATGGAAATGATAACAAAAAATAAAAAAATAAGTTTAGTATATAGAACAAGTAAGATTGTAAAAATAACAAACCTTTTAGATGGAAAAAGTTTTGAAGAGGTATATTTTAAAGCTTTAACAGAAAAAAATCTTGAGTCTTTGTCAAAGATAATTTTTATATTTGCAGAAGATGCAGATACAGGGATATCTGCATTCCAAATTTTCGAAGAAGTTTATGATTTTATAGATGTATATATGGAAGAAAAAAATAAAACATACAATGATATATTTAAAGAAATTGCTGAGGATATAAATAAAATGGGTTTTTTCAACAAAAAAATGACAAAAGAAGAATTGATGGAAAAAATAAACAGCGATATAACAATAGATATGAACGAGATAATAAAAAAATCAGCAGAGAAAGCTGTAGCCAATATTGCAGAGGAAGAGTTCAAGTTTTCACGAGGCTAGACGATATAATTGCCAATATTCAAACTAGCCAAACTATAGAGCAGTTAGTATATGCATATGAACCACTTTGTTATTATTATGGGATGCAACCAAGGGAGTTTTGGAATTGCGATTTTAAAAGAGTAACTTTGTATTGTGCAAGTAATACTATAAAAGAAAACGAAAATTATAAACAAAGTATAATTTTAAATGAAGCAGTAACAAATAAAATAATACAAGCACATCCATTAAATAGAAAGCCTAAAATTGTGCCATTAACCAAAGTGTTTAGAAATTTTTTTGAAAAAAAATAAAAAAACGACAAAATTCGACACAAACAAAAAGAAAAAATGATATAATGTACTTATTATTTTTTTTAGGAGGTAAAAGTTATGGCAACAACAGCACTAGTATTGGGAATATTGGGAATTGTAACATGCTGGATACCATATGTAGGTATGATTTTAGGAGCACTAGCTGCAATATTTGGATTTTGTGGTTATATAACAAAACATAAAGGAATTGCAGGATTAGTATTAGGAATACTTGCAATGTTTTTTAGCTTTTTCTTTATTATTAATCCAAGTAATAATACAAGTATATTACAAAACAATACTCAAAATGAAATTGTAGTAGATGAAACTGAATACAAAGATGAATGTATAGAAAAAAGTTATGAAGAATTAGCACGTAATCCAGACAATGTTAAAGGAACAAAGGTAAAAGTAACTGGAGAAGTTATACAAGTAACAGAATATAATAACAAAATTGAATTAAGAGTAAATATAACAAAAGAAGAGTATGGATATTATACAGATACAATATATGTAACATATGTTCCAAAAAATGGAGAAGATAAGATATTAGAAAATGATATAATAACCATATATGGAACTGCAAAAGGAGATTACTCTTATACATCTATAATGGGAGCTAAGGTTACATTACCTAAAATAGATGCAGATTTTATTGAAATTAATAAGTAAAAACAGAAAAAGTCTTGAAAATCAAGACTTTTTCTTTTACCCAAAAATAATTTAAAAAAATTTAAAATACCTCTTGACTTTGAAACAAAAATGATATATAAAATAACTGCTAGCAAAAATGAATGCATTCGAACGAAAAGAGGTGAAAAAAATGTTAAAGAAAAAGGGTATTGTACAGAAAACATTTAGATTGGATTACGATTTAAATGAAGATTTTGAAACATTATGTGAGATTTTGGAAAGAACACAAAACGACCTTGCTAATGTTGCAATTCAAAATTTACTAGAAGACAATAAGGATTGGTTAGCAAAAAATATTTTAGTTGATTATGCAGTTGATTTTTTCTGGAATGCTTCGGATTCCCAATTTGAGGTAGATAATGTAAATGTTCAGATAAAATATAATGAAGATGAATCAGTTCATTTAAAAATAATTCATAAAGATACAGATGGAAGTATAATACAAACAGTAGATAAAACATATAAAAATGATACTGAAGCAGAGAAGAAGATAAAATATTACTTAAGATATTTTGGACAAGTAATAGATCGTAATTGTATGCAGATGCAAGAATATTTAAAAGATAAATTAAATTACAAATAGAAATAGATATAATTTGCTAAGTTTTGGCGAACACACAAATTATATCTATCAAGAAAGAGTTAAACTCTATCCATAGAATATTATAACATGGATATGAGTCTAATTCAAGTACAAAATTTGAAGGAGGCTTATTTTTTATGGGATTAATAGAAAGTATAATAACAGGATCATTTATAATTACATTATTAGCATTATATACAATTATAGGATTTATCGGATTAATGTTTATACAACTAATAAGCTATAGAGTATTTAAGTTTAATATTTACAAAAAAATATTTAGAAAGTTTATGGAGGTGTAAACATATGGAATTAAAAGATAGAATCCAAAATTATTATAAAAGTGAAAAAATAAAAGTGGATGATGAATTTGTTAGTGGAGTAATAGCAGATAAAGATAGAGCTAATAAATTGATAAAATTTTTCGAACCAATTGAAATAAAGGCAATGAATTATATTTATGGCAAAGATGAAAACAATAAATATTTTACAGAATATGAGCTTGAAAGTGCATCAAAAGTAAATTTATTTGATAAAAAGGTTGTTAAGCTATGTAAAATAATTTGGGATAACAGAAATAATACTGAAAGATTAGAAAAATTCATAAAACAATTAGAATCAAAACAGAAATTATTATTTAATGAGAATCAAGTGTAAAAAGCTTTTTCTGAAAATTAAAAGGGGATAATTTAATAAAAGAAAGAGGTAATTGATATGAATAATAAATTAGAATTAGTAAAATCAAGTAAATTTGGAAATGTAGAATGTGATATCTACTCAAATGAAAAAGAAATGTTTATGACAATAAGTCAGTTAGCACATTGCTTGGGATATGCAAGTAAGAGTGGGGTTGAGAAGATTCTTCAAAGAAATGATTATTTAAGAGAAAATGATTTTTCAAGTATTTGTACTTTAGCAGTAGGGGGTACGGACAAAATGGGGGCACCTCAAACAATGCAAAAAACAAGAGTATTCACAGAAGATGGAATATATGAAGTAACAATGCTAGCAAAAACAGAAAAAGCGAAAGAGTTTAGAGCATTTATAAGAAAATTACTTAAGTCTTTGAGAAAAGGTGAAAATAAATTAATTAAAACATCAGAATATCAGAAATTAACAGCAGAAGCAAAATTAAATAATTCTAGAGCAAGAATGGCAAGTATATTGATGAAACTAGCAGATAAGACTGATATAAAAGAGTATAAACAAGTATGTTGTTCTTATGCAAGTACAATTATAGCTGGAAAGCCATTATTACCATTGCCAGAGATTAACAAGAAAACATATTCAGCAACAGATATAGCTAATATATTGGGTGTAACAGCAAATAAAATAGGAATATTAGCTAATAGAAATAATCTTAAAACCAAACAATACGGAAAAATGTTTTATGATAAATCAAGATATTCAAACAAAGAAGTAGAAACATTTAGATATTATGATGAAGCAATTCCAAAATTCAAGGAATTATTAAGTTTATAAAAAATTAAATAAAACAAAGCGTCAGAATAAATTTTCTGACGTTTTATTTTTTAGGAAAGGAGGGAAAATATGACTGTAGAAGAAATAGAAATAATAGTAACAGCAAAGGTTGAAGAGGCTCTAAGGGAGTTAAAAAAAATCTCTCCAAAAATAAAAAAGGAATTATCAACAATACAAGCAGAAACCGAGAAGGTAAATTTTAATGGGTTAGCTAAGAAAGTAAAAGCTAGTGGAATTGATAAAGAGTTAAATAAAGTAAAGAACAAAATAAAAAAGACATTCGATCCAAATGATGTTAGTGGTATAAAAATGCAAGGAATAAAGCAAGAAATAGCTGGAGTATCTAAAGAAACACAAAAACTAAAAGGAAGTGCAAAGCAATTAGGAAATGCATATGACTTACAAAGATATAAACAAAAAATGCAAGAATTAAAGGTTGAAACTAAGAACACTAATAAAGAAGTTTCTAAAGTTGGACATGTAAAATATGATACTAAGTCAATTCAGGGTTTTGTAGATGGTTACAATAAAAAATTTGACCCAAATGAAGTAAGCTTTACTACAACTGGTCTAAAAACTACATATGATGCATTTGGTAAGTTAAATTTAAAACAGCAAGAATTACATAAAGAAATGGAAACATTAAGTGAGGAATTAGGGAATACTCCTAAAGGAGAACAATATGACAGTATATTAAAAAAGCTGATTAGCCTTAATAAAGAGGCACAAGGACTACCTACTAATATTGGAAAAGCAAATCAACAATTAAATAAAAATATGAGTATGCCACAAATTAGTACACATTCCAATATGCAAGCAGATGCACAACCTAGTCAGCAAAGCTTTAGTTTTTGGGATACATTAAAATCTAAGATAGAACAAATAAAACCACAAGTACAACAAGTTCATAGTATGTTTCAAAATGTGAGTATAAATCCAAATACTAAGCAATTAGATTTGGTAAAATATAAAATTAGTGAAATTGAGGAAAAATTACAAAAAGCTAAGGAAGGAAAAATACATTTAAATACAAAAGACATAATACAAACAGAAGCACAGCTAGAAAAATTGAACAATCAAAAACAAAAATTAGAAAGTAATACAAATAGTAGAGGAAACATATTTTCTACTATTTTTAGCTCTTTAAGAAAAATAACACCACAAATGAATAATGTACAAGGCATAGCTGTAAATGTGAAAAACACAATACGAGGCATGGGGACAGGAGTAAAAAATGGTTTAGGACATATTTTAAAATATGCTGGAGCTCTATTTTCTATGCAAGGAATTTATAGCACATTAAGTAGTTGCGCTAATACATGGTTAAGCAGTCAGAATGCTGGAGCTAAACAATTAAGTGCAAATATAGAGTACATGAAATATGCGATGGGATCTGCATTAGCACCAGTAATTCAATTTGTAACTAACTTAGTATATCAGCTAATGAAGGCGATACAAAGCGTTGCGTATGCTTTAACAGGAGTAAATATTTTTGCTAATGCAAGTGCAAAAGCATACAATAATATGGCAAAAAGTGCTGGAAAGGCTGCAAAAGCAAGTAAATCAAATCATGTAGCAGATTTCGATGAAATACACAATATACAAAAAGATAGTAGTGGAAGTGGAAGCGCGGCTGGAGCAACTCCAAATTTTGATTTGTCTAAAATTGAAAATTTAGACAATACACTTATAAAAGCTATAAAAAACGGAGATTGGTATAAAGTTGGAGAAGAGCTAGGAAAAAAAATAAATGAATCTTTGGAAAAAATTCCGTGGAATAAAATACAAAATAGCGCTAAGAAAGTAGCTACTAATATTGCGGACTTTATTAACGGATTTATAGATGGAACAGATTGGAGCTTGATAGGTTCAACAATTGGAAATGGAATTAATACAGCGTTAATATTTACAGATACTTTTTTTAAAAGAACTAATTTTGAAAAAATTGGGAAAGCAGTTGCAACAACATTAAATTCTGGAATAAAGACTCAAGACTGGAAATTAACAGGTAGAACAATTGCAGATGGCATAAATTCTGCAGTAGATACAGCATATGGATTTGTAAAAAATTTTGATTGGGCAAATTTCGGAACTTCTATTGGTGAGGGAATAGAAGAAGCAATAAAGGATATTGACTGGAGCAAATTGCTTGATACATTATGGACCGGATTTAAAGGACTACTTGTAAGTTTAAAGAATTTGTTTTTTACATCAGTAAGAGGCTCTGTAGTGGAAAATCACACCGAATTGCTTGTAAAAATGTGGGGATTAAATTTAACTGACAAAGAAATGGAAGAACTTAAAAAAGATTTTGAGGATAAATATACAAGACTTTTTATAAATGGAGATTGGAGCGTTTTAACAGATTCTATTAAGACATTAGGAAGAAATATTGTAGAAGGCATAAAACAAGGAATGCATGAAAAAATTAGAGATTTAAAAGATTGGATTAAAGAAAAATTTGATGAATCAATAATTGGAGCAATAGTTAGTTTATTTCAAATTCACAGCCCATCAAAAGTAATGTACGAAATTGGTCAATATATTGTTCAAGGTTTGTTAGATGGAATAGCAAGTTTAATTGGAAATGTTCCTTTAAATTTTGGACAAATGAAAGAAAATGCATTGAAGAAAATAGAAGAGATGAAAAATGGAATTGGAACAAAAATTGGAAATATAAAAAATAATGTGTTGAATTGGGCTGGAGATGTAAAAGGTAACATGTCAAATTGTTGGGAAAATTGTTGTAAAACAGTTGGAAACAAATTAGAAACAATGAGAAGTTCAATTTCTACAGGTTTAAGTAGGGCCGGTACAATAATAAAAAACTGGGATAATAATACTGGAAATACTTTTTCTACATTAGCAAGTAATGCTGGAAAATGGGGAAGAGATTTAGCAGAAAATATGGCAAATGGAATAAAAAGAAATACAGAAAAAGTGACATCGGCAGTAAGCAATGTTGCAAGTAAAATTAAAAGTTTTCTACATTTCACTGAACCGGATGAAGGACCACTAAGCAATTTCCACACATATATGCCGGATATGATAGATTTGATGGTTTATGGTATTAGACAAAATGTAGGAAAAGTAAAAAGTGAAATGGAAAATATGGCATCTGTAATGTCGTACACAATTAACGCTGATGGTGTAAACAATATAACACAACCAAAAATAAATACAGACCTTATGATAGAAAAAAATAATAACAACAATAAATTAAATGACATAATTTCAAAATTATCGGACAATGCTGAAACAAACTCTGGCAAAATTACACTTGAGAACAAGATGATTGTAAATGGAAGAGAAATAGCCAAAGTAATACTCGATGATTTAAATGATGAAGCAAAAAGAAGAGGATATAAACCAATATTAGAACATTAGGAAGGAGTAGAAAATGATAAAAGAAAATAATGTAATAGTTGCAGATGGAGTGTCATTACCTACTCCATCTAAATATATTCCATATCCGAATTTAAGGGAAAATAGCACAGAAAATGCTTTAGGAGATTTAATAAGAAAAATAATAAGCTCAAGATGGAAAATAGAAATGCAATGGGATTTTTTAACTAAAGAACAAGTAAGTTTTTTAACAGATTTAAAATTTAAAAAAGAATTTGAGTGCAAATTCCCGAATACTAAAGGAAAAATAATAACCAAAAAAATGTATGCGGGTGATTTAAAGCCAAGTGCTAGTGCAATAGATCCAAATACACATCTTGTAACTGGGTGGAAAGATGTGCAATGTAATTTTATACAAGTAAAAGCAGATAAGTATACAGGAGGTACAATATAATGATTAAAATACCTCAAGAATTGATTGATGGTGCTAGAGCTAGAATAGTGACGAATAGTGCTCGAGTATTAATAAGTGATAGTGTATATATAAATAATATAGTAAACGAAAAGTATAAATATGCCATCTTTGAAAATGAAGGAATTTCTTTGAACACAACTGAATGTATAATTTCGAATGCGGAAGAAATCGAAGGGTGGTACAGTGATAGTGTTTCTGATCCGAATGGAATTTTTAAAACCCCAGTTACATACATAAAAAGATGTGATAATGATAAAAATAGCATAGCAGATCTAAACATAATTTTTTCAGATTTAAGAGCAGAATTTGCTATTGAATTTGATGTAATTATTAAAGGTAAAGATGGTAATTCAACAACATATAATTTTGATAATAATAATAGTACAAAAATAAAACTAAAAAATATAGAGACTGGAAGTATTGTAACCGTTAAAATTTACAAATGGTCGCAAAAATATAGCCATGCAAAAATTTTGAATATGTATATTGGAACAATTTTTCAATACGATGATGACAAAATAATTTCAATTTCTGCAAAAAAAGGAGCAAATTTAACAAATGAGACACTTGAAAGCAAAAGCATAGAGATAAAAATTGTAGATGAAGATGAGGAATATAATATTTTTGATGAAGAAAGCATTTTAGCAAACTTAAACGAAAACAATATAATTACAGTTTTTTTAGGGATATTAATTAATGAGATTATTTATTATTTAAAAGTTGATGACATATATTTTGATCATTTTGAAAAAGGCGAAAATACACTTGAGCTAACAATATTTGGGTTAGGTGCACTGTCAAAATTGCAAAAAAGTAATTGGATAGAGCTATATAAAGATGATATATATAATTTCCCTTTTACTTTAGAATATTTGTTAAAAAACAATAATTATGAAAAAATTTCGGAAAAAATACTAATAGATGACGAAATAAAAAACGAAGCGGAAAAGACTACAACTCTATATGAAAAAACAATGAGGTCCGATAACTATATTTCAAGTTTAGGAATTTTTTTTAAAGCAAATGTTTTTGAGAATATAGAAAACGAAATTGTTTTTAAGCGTTTAAAATGTACAACCCCTATAGCAAAAATAGAGCTTGAAAATCAACAAGAGTATCCTAAAATTGAGAAAGATGATAAATTAAAGAATATAAATATAAAAATATATTCGAATGATTTAGATGAGGAAACAGAAGCATTTTCAGGGAAATTTAATACAAATAATTATGGATATGCTACATTAAATCCAAATAAAAGTTTGGAACTTTTAGGAAACACAGGAGGTTTGGCAACTGATGTATTAAATTATATTTTTACATTTTACAATAAAGATGGCACTATATATGAAAGTGGTGTAACATCAAATGTAGGAGATCTTTATTTTGATTTAATATATATTCACTATTTGCCAAACAGCAAATATGCAGACAAAACATATGAATTAACAGCCAAAATAAGACCGTTTAAATTTTCAAGCTATGATTTTATAATAAACAATGGCAAAAATGAAGAAATAGTAATAGATAATAGAAATATAACAAGTGAAGAAAAAGCCAAAGAAATTGCTAATTGGTATACGGACAACTTAAAGAAAAAATATAGCTATATTTTGCATATAAACGACATATTTGCATATGAAATTGGAGATACCATTGAATTTGAAACAGGAATATATAATGCAAAAAATGAGATGATATATAAAACAGGAATTATAACAGGAATAGAATATGAATATAACGGAACTTTGGATTATTATTTGATAGTGGAAGGAGATTAAAAAAATAATGTTAAAGGATAATTGGACTCAAGATGATAAATTAAAGGTAACAGATTATAATAATATCTTTAGTACTATGTTAAAAATATTAGAAAATTTAAATATTGAACGTCCGGAGCTGAAAAGTAAAACGAGAAACATTCAAATAGGAGATGATCTAAGTGGAGAAGAATTATTTTTAGATATAGAAAGTGAAGTAGAATATGAATGGCTAGTAACAGAAAATGTAGTACCAATTATTACAACCGAAAATAATTTGATAGGTGAGTGTAAGTTTGAAAATACTGAAAATTATAAAACAATAGACTATGAAGGAATAGCAATAAATTTCAAACAAAATTTGGGAAAAAATCAAGATTTTCTTTATTTAGTATGAGAAAATAATACAAAAACTGAAATTAATCTAAAAAATTATAAACTGCCAGAGAACTTCGGAATTGTAACATCTATAAATACCAGTTCGGCTTTTTATAATTTAATAAAAATAAATACTTACAAAAAAAGTATGGGAGATTTTTTATACATTGAGGATTTACAATTAATAGAGGATAATATAGAAAAATTAAATAAATTCGTAGAAGAAAAATTTAAAAAAAAGCAGTGGACAAGTCCGAGTTTTATAACAAACGACGATTTAAATAGGTGGTGCCACGTCCTAAATTTAGCAGATATTTTTTATAAGTATAGTGATTATAAAGAAAAAACGTATAAGCAGTTGAAAAATAAAACATATAATGACATTTTAAAAAAATAAGGAGGAAGAGAAGATGGGAGAAACAAGTAAATATAAATTCCCATATCCAGAAGAAACAGATAAAGCAGATGTTCCTACACATCTTAAGTTATTGGCTGAAAGCATAGAAAAAGTAATATCTGATTTAAAAATAGATACAATTAAAAGAAGTCAAAATTTTGCATTTTATAATACTGGAAGCGTTCTAGGATATAATTTAGAAGGAATAAGTCAAGAAAATTTATCAAAAATAGAAATTGGATATGTAACTAGTGAAACTGAAACACCAACAAATTTTGTTGAAGTTACAAATCATAATGGAAACATAAATACAGATATAGTAGAAGATACGATTATATACATATGGATAAAATTAACATATACGGACATAGGAGAATTTTTATTAAATTCAGACAATTACGGTAATAAATATAGTTTATATATGGTCTTAGGTGGACAAGCTTGTTTTACAGGAGATACAAAAGTTCTTACAGAAACAGGAATGAAAGAAATAAGAAATATAAAACTAAATGACAAAATTTTAACACCATTAGGTATAAAAACTGTAACAAAGAAATATGAGCATATAGTTAGTAATATTTACAAAATCAAAATTGAAAATGAAGAAATAAAAGCAAGTTATTCGCACCCATTTATAACTGAAAGAGGAATTGTTATAGCAAGAGATTTGAAAGTTAGAGATATTCTAGAGGATATAACCGGAAGAAAAGTAGAAATAAAAGATATAGAAATAATAGAAGAAAGAGCTATTGTGTATGAAATAAATACAGATTCTAACTATTATTATATAACAGACAGTAAAATTTTAGTAGCAAGTGAGGTGTTATGATGCAGTTTAAAGTAAAAAAAGACTATTTAGAAATAGTAGAAACAGAGAATACATATGCGAAAGCAATAGACTTGTATAACATAGACATTGATTTTTCTGAAGAATGGGACAACCTAGCTAAAAAAATGTTATTCATAAGTGATTACGATGTATATGAGCAACAAATAGTAGATAATAAAACAGTATTACCGAACTTACCAAATGGCAGATACCAGATTGGTGTAGTTCGGTTTTTTAGTACAAGAAAACAAGATAGTAAAAAGAATCCCAACAAATCTAATAACAAAAACAATAATAACATCTTCCGCAGAGTACGAATCCAACAAAGAATATACGGACGAGGATGCAAACATTTATGAAAAATATTTACAAGCAATAACAAATGTATCCATAGATATAAACAACGATATAGAAAAAATAAAAGCATTAGAAGATAACATACTGGATCAATACAATAAAAATGTTGAACTAGCAGATAAAATGGAGCAAGAAACAGAAAAATTTGCAAAACAAGCTAATACAGCAATAGAAGATTATAACAGCAATGCAGAAGCGAAAATAGAGAAGTTTAATACTAATGCAAAGGAAAAGACGGATGAGTTTAATAGCAATGCTACAGAAAAGAAAACCGAAATAAGCGATATTGCTGAAGGAGTAAAAAACATGGCAACAGCAATACAATTTGCAAATTTTAAGATAAATAAGGAAAATAAGCATTTACTAATAATAACAACTAAAAAATTAGGAAATACAAGTTTTACACTTAACAAAAAAAGAGGAAGATTGGGGGTAAGAATAGTCAATGGAAACTGAAATAACAGATATAGGAAAAGTAGCAATAACACCACAAAAAGATTATAAAAATGAGCAAACTTATGAGTGGTTAGATGTAGTTACATATGATGGAGCAAGTTATATGTGTATAGCAGAAGATGGTTGCACAGGAATAGTTCCAACAAATACGGACTATTGGCAGCTGCTAGCGGATAAAGGGCACTTTACCGAAGAGGACAAAGAAGAGTTTAAAAAAGCCGTAGTAGAAGAAAGCAAAACGGAAATAAATGAGCATACAGGCAATAAAAAAACAGAATTAAATAATTACACTACCGAACTAGAAAAAAGTCTAGAAAATGAACTTGATACATATAAGGCAGAAAAAGAAACACAGATGGATTCACATAAAGCTACTTTAGAAACAGAAATGGCAAATAAAAAAGATAGTTTAATAGAAGAAATAGAAACAGCACAAAATGGTTTTGATGCAAATGTTGAAGAAAAAACAAACACATTTAATAGTAATGTAGAAACAAAAACAACAGAATTTAACAATAATTCTAATGCTAAAACAGAAGAGTTTAACAATAATTCCACAGAAAAAATTAACGCTTTTAATTCTAATGCAGAAGAAAAAATTGCAGATTATAATGCACACGTAGAAACTTTAACTAGTAGAATAGCAGATTTAGAAGAAGAAACCGAAGATTTATATAATGCATTACCCATAGAAGAAGCAAGCGGAACTGAGCTATGCATAGAAGACGCAAAGCCTTGCAGGATTATTAACACTGAAATTGAAGCAATGCATAAGCAAAAAACCACTGCAGGCACAAATTTACTTGACACATCCGATATGTTATTCGGCAATAGTACATTAGAGCAAAACGGTCTAAAAGCTACACTAAACGACGATGGTTCTATTACAGTTAATGGAACTGCAACAAATATTACATATTTTAAAAAAAGCATGAAAACCTGTCTAGAAGATGGAAATTATTATTTTTACAATTTTAATAATATAAATCAGTCCAATGAAACTTACTACATGTTAATGCAGGCAAGAAAAAGTACAGGATACACATCAACAGATTATTATAATGCAAGAGGATATCAGGTTGATAATTTTATAAAAGATACAAAAACTTATGATGCAAATTTTGATTGCTTGTTTGTTTTTAAGGAAGGTTTTGTTGCAAACAATTTAAAATTGTATCCTGTAATATCTAAAACAGCACAAACTGATTTTGAGCAATATACAGGTGCTAATCCATCTCCAAACTCGAAATATCCGCAGAAAGTTAAAACAGTAGGAAGCAATGTGAATATTTTTAACGAAAGCAAAATTATTACTGCAACAAAAAATGGAATGACATTAAGTTATTCGCCTGATTATGGAGTTTGTTTAAATGGTACAACAACAGAAACGACTAATTTTTGGATAAATAATTTAGAAATAAATTTAAAAAAAGGTAATTATACATTATCTTCAAATATGAATTTAAAAAATAAAGGAGTATATGTTCTTAAAGATTTAAATGGCAATTTAGTTCAAAGCAATTTAGAAACGCCCGAAAATTTTGAAACTGATAAGACAATAGTATCACAACTGCTAATACAAATAAATGCAGGTGTAACATTTAATAACGTGAGATTAAAAATTAAATTAGAAGAAGGTTCAGTAGCGACAGCATATTCTTCTTATCGGAACAGGCAATGTAAAAATAGATATAACAAATAAAGTAGAACAAAATACAAAAGCAACTGTGAATGTTGAATACAAATTTCAAACGTCTATAATTCCAATACAACAAGAAATGCTAGAAGGAGATTATATTGCAGATGTAGAATATCATACGTGGAGAAAAATTGTCTTAGATGGAACAGAAAATTGGGAAGAAGTTACAACAAATAATTTGAAAAGATTTTATTGTAATGTGAATGTTATAGGTATCAATAATAATAGCTCAATAAATTGCATTAGTAATTATTTTAAAGGTACATCGAGAAATAAGTTAGAGTTTTCGAGTGGAGATGAGGTAGCAGTTTCAGATAAATTTTTGAACATTTTAAGCAAAAATATAAAAACAAAAGAAGATTTTAAGGCATATTTGAAGCAACGATTTGATAGTGAAAATCCTGTAATTGTTTATTATAAACTAGCAGAACCAGTTGTTTTAGAATTGACAGAGGAGCAAAAAAAAGTAAAAGAAAGAAAATTGTATACATACGAATACATAACAAATGTAAATTTAAGCGATGAATTGGCAAGTTGTAAATTAACATATGTGCAAGATGTTAAAAAACTACTAGAACAGCAAAATGCAAGACTAGATAGCATAGAAGCATTATTAAGTACAACAGAAACAAGCGCACTATTACTAGATAATATGCAGAATGATTTAGAGAAGGAGGTGGAGTAGAATGAATATAGCAACATTGTTAGAAAAATTAATAACAAAAAAATACTATGCGAACAAAGAAAACATAGAGAACAAATTAAATGTATTTTATGCAATGTCTAAAATAACAGATGAAGAATACAGCAATTTAACGCTAAAAGTAGAAGAAGTTTACGCAGTAGTAGAAGATACAGAAGTAACAGAAGAAGTTTTGGAAAGTGAGGCTGAATAATGGCATTAATTAATTTTATAAAAGATTATTGGGTACAGATAGTATTTATCTGTACCTTTATTATGACAATATACAAATTTGGAAAAGCAATGCTAGAAGCCACAAAATGTAGCTTAAGAAACGATATTTTAGAAATATACGATAGATGTAAAGATACTAAAAAAATAACCAAATGGCAATTAGAAAGTATAGAGTATAGCTACAAACAATACAAGATGTTAAAAGGCAATTCTTTTGTAGAAACATTAGTAGAAAAAGTGGAAGATTTTGAAATTATTGATTAGAGATAATGAGGAGGAATAAATATGGAGAAGATTAAGAAAATAGCAAAATATACAACTAATGTACTAGCAATAATAGGTGCTCTAGTAGCAGGCATTAATGGGGTAGATGGTATAACAATACCATATGCGACCCAGATAATACAGATAATAGCAGTTTTACAAGGAATAATAGGAACATATCTGTTAACTAATAAAACATTAAAAGGAAGTGAATAAAAATGAACATAAAGAATTATAGTAGAAAAAAAGATGGGCAAAAAAATATTACACAAAATATAAAAGTGTACGAGGTCGCTTGTAAAGATGGTACAGATGCCGTTAAAATGGACTATGTAATATGTTGTTTTGCACAATATATAAGAGAAGTATTAGGCAAAGCAATACATATTAATTCTGGATATAGAACAGTAGCATATAATAGAAAGGTTGGAGGAAAAAGTGGTAGTAGACATTTAAAAGGCTGTGCACTAGATTTATGGATCCAGTCTGTAAAACAGCAAGATTTAGCAAATTATTTCTATTCCATGGGACTAGTTCGTGTAGGAGTCTATGGTTCTTTTGTTCATGCAGATACAGACAGAAGCCCACAATGGCTATCTCAAGGCAAATTTAAAAAAGTTAATATTCCATATTTAAGGTTATTAAAACAAGGCTCAAAAGAGTATTTGGTGGCAATCGTACAGTATAAATTGAATTGTTTAGGATATAATTGTGGAGTAGAAGATGGAGTGTTTGGAAATGCAACTAAAAATGCAGTAATTAATTTCCAAAAAGCAAAAGGTTTATCTACAGATGGAATTGTAGGTAAAAATACCTGGAATAAATTATTTAACTAAAAAAACTATTGACAACAATATAAACATAGTATATTATAATTTTAGTTCCAATTACTCGGTAGATTCTATATTAAATTAGTCTACCTTCATGGTTTAACTATAACATGGAATGTATTTTAATGAATTTTAAAATAATATTTTCTAAACTATTATTAGTTTAAAATTTATTAAAAAAATTGGTTTAACTTTAACACGTAGTGTATAAATAAAAAAATAAGAGGAGTTTTCTTCCTCTTATTTTTTATTTATCTTATGCAACCCAAATTTTAGTTACTTTAACTAAAATCTTAAATTGATAATCACTATCTTCATTCATCTTTTTTTTATAATCTTTACTTAATACATCAAAATCAATCATAAAAATTTTTACTTTTCCGTCTAATGTTTTATAATAAGATGCAGTGCCTTCACCTTCAGGACATAATGTCCCCTCAAGATTATCACCCTCGTATATGCTTTCATCGGTATTTAATATTCTTTCACATTCATTATCTAAATCTAATAATGTCATTTCCTTATTTAATAATTCCTCTTTTAATTCTTTAATCATTTCTTCCATTTTAAAATCCTCCTTGTTTATAATTATTTTTTTTCCATCAAATTTTAACGTTGCTGTTCTATCTGCATCGTTAAAACCTAGTTCTTTAACCCAAGGAACTGGTAATGTTATTCTGGTTGTAGTGTATCCATTTCCATTTTTGGCAAATAATATTTTTGTAGTTCTTATTTCAACATCTTCGTTTTTCATATTTATACCTTGTCCTTTCGTTTTGTTAAATACATATTAACATAGTCGTGTCGACTTGTCAACAATTTTTTCAAAAAAAATAAAAAAATTTCAAAAATCTTCCAAAACCCCTAAAAACAAGGCATAAAACTATATTAATTAAAAATAAAAATGGCTTAAATTGGATTGTGAAAGGTCGATTTTTTTATAACAATTTTTTATATTTATTTTTACAAAAAAGTATTGTAAAAATAAAAAAGTAATGATATAAAATTATAAACAAGCATCAAAACACATAAAATTTGATTTTATGTAAATTACGTGATATAATATATAGACATAAATATTTTATTTTCGAATAAATATATAAAAGAGGTGTATATATTATGAAAAATATATTTAATTTTTTTAGGAGGAAATTTAATATGTTATTAGTTAAAGAAAAAAGTAAAAAATTAGATATAGCAAATATAAGACCTGAATGGGAAGAACTATGTGAAGAATGCTCTGCAGCAGCAAAAAAACATAAAGTAACAAAAGAAGACAGTAGAAAGATTTTAAAAGAAATCAGAAACAAATACAGGCTTTGAGTTTACAAAAATTAAGAGTTGTTGCAGATACTAATGTTTTTATAGATGCTATGTTTAATAATGACCAATCATGTCAATCACTTTTAAAATATAAACATGATGGTGATATTGTTTTTTGTATGAATAAAGAAACCTATAAAGAACTATATTTAATTTTTGCAAGAATGACCGAAAAAGTGAAATTAACAAAAGATTTAGATAGATTATTTCCAAAATTCGGTAATACATTATATCAAGTAGAATGGGTTGAACACAATACAAAAGTTGATTATTGTGAAGATAAAAGTGATAATAAGTTTATTGAATGTTGTATAGATGGTAAAATTGAATATCTTATAACAAGTGATATGCATTTACGTGAAGTTCAAAAAGATGTACAAGACATAAAAAATAAATATGGTTTAGATTTGAAAATTATGTCTGCATATCAATTCTCAAAAGAATTATTAAAAATAAAAATTAAAAATTAAAAGACTAGCAAAACTAGTCTTTTTTTTAGTTATCGACAAATTTCGACAAAAACAATTAACATAATGTGCTATAATAAATAGAGGTGATTAAATGAGTATAGACTTGCTAATAATCCGCAACCGCGCAAGACTAGAAAAATTAATTACAGAAGATAAAGAATATAGCATAATATTGAGGCAAAGTAAGAAGCTAGACAAATTAATAAACACAAAAATGAAAGAGATTAACGCAAGTTAGTCTCTTTTACTGTTGTATACATATTATTGTTAAAATGTATTGCTATGCCAAAATATTTTTTTATAATTGGGAAATATATATATATATAGGAGGATAAAAAAATGAAAGTAAAAATTAATGTTAAAGAAATAAGAGATAGCAAAAAAATTACATTAGAAGAATTATCCAAAAAAGCAGATGTAAATTTAAAAGATTTAGAAAAATTTGAAAATGGAGATATTAATATTAAATTTGATATTGCAGTTAAAATTGCCTATGCTTTAGGTGTAAAAGTAACAGATTTATACAAAATAGAAGAGTACTAAGCTCTTCTATTTTTCTTGCATTTCTATATTAATTAATAGATCTATTAAATGGCTTATTTCCATAACTTCTAGAGAATTTAAGCCATATTCGTCTATTCTTCTATACATTTCTTCTTTTAAATTTTCTATATCAAATTGAGTATAAAACAAATCCTTTATATTTACATCTAATGTTGTAGCTATAGAAAGTAATTTATCTAATGTAGGATTATTTTTGTTTCCTTTTTCCAAATCTTCTATATAACTTTTAGAAACATTAGACAATTTACTTAAATTGCGTATACTATAACCTTTTTGTTTTCGTAAATCTTTAATTCTAAATATTATCATATTGCACCTCTAAAAATAGTATCCTACTATTATACTATTTTTATTCACAAATCCGCAATATGACGCTGGTAGCGGACATTTTTGTCGAACGAATTTTCTTGACTTTTTTCGACATTAAAATATAATAAAAAAGAAAAGAGATAGACAACTGGAACTTGTCTATCTCTATAAGGACTGTTACTCTAACACAAACGTAACAGTTAGAGTATACAGTTCCTTTATAAAAAAGTCAAGGAGGAATTACATATGGAAAAAGAAATGTTAAAAGAAATATGCGAAAAATATTGCAAAAAAGAAAGATTTATTTTATTATTATATAAGATTGCAAAAACAAATAATGTTAATAATATAGAAGAAAGTATAAAAACATTTTTGAAAACAAGTGTGTCAAATAAGTGTGTCAAAATAATGAAAAACAGATAA